TCAAGCATACCATCACGACCTATCACATATCCAACAGGAATTGGTTTACACTTTTTATCCGTATAGCAATAATAGTTTCCTGGTTTACACCTATTCCTCTTTTTTTCCTCGTTCATTTCTTCTGTTTTCTTTTTCATTGAGTTGATAAATTTTCTAAAAATAGCAGCTTCAGAAGTCTTTCCCATTACTCTTGCTCTTTGTTCCATAGCAATTGCTGCTTGAATTTTGTGAGCATGAGATCTTCCAGAGTTTCTTATTTTTGAAACACTTTCTTTTGCAGTTGCAACATCCTTAAATCCCAATCCACGAATTGTTCCTTTTGGATCTTCGTCTGTGTAAAGATCAGAGTGTTTATCAGACTTATCTGGTTGTCCTGGTTTCTTTGGAATGCGAGGATCGTTCATTTCGCTGAAAGGTGATTTTGATTTTGTTTCTTCACCCTTTGTTCTTTTTTTACGAGCAGCACAATGAGCTTTCTGAGAAAATCCACTAGGATTATCACAGTTTATTGATCTTTTATATTTGTTAGACCAACCCATTGAAGAAATAGATTACTCTTTATTATTTAGAAAACCTTGTTTAAGTAGTTTTGATAATTCGGAAGTCGACCCTACAAATACGGCATTGTTTGTGACATTGTTAGTTGTTTTAATGCTGTCATCTTCGACATCTTTTAATTTTTTCTGTAGATCTATTAATTTATCTGTGACATCACCAACACTTTTAATTAATTGACCTGCGACTTCATATGCTCTTGGACTTCCACCTTCACCGGCAAGTTCCATAATTCCATTAATTGCTTCTTGCCCCTTTTCAATCAAAGAGTATAAATTTGCACGAGTGTATTCATAATCTTTTTTAATATCTTGTTGACTTGTTGATTCAACTTTAACCAATGAGTTATCTTTTTCAACAGCAACTATTTCGCTCTCAATATTGAGAGATTGATCGAGTTTTTCATAATTATCGGGCATAATATCAAAGATCTATTTTACGTGTTGGACTAAAATCTTTAGAATCTCCAAAAAACTCTATGGTTTCATCAAATCCAAAATTATCATCTGGATTCGCATCAATAGGATCTGGAGTAACAGTATATCGCATTTCTCTTTTTGCAGTTTGCACATCTGTTGATGTGTAAATATCAGCCTGAACTTTACGAATAAGTCCATCTGTAGAATCTGCAATAGGACCAAACAGATAAGTTTTTGCAGTAAAACTTAGAGTGTAGATAAGTGCTCTTCTTGTTGAGAAATCACCTTCATAGTCATCTTGAAAAGTAATGTTTTCCAAAACAACAGGAATATCTCTCTTTTCTCCAATTGAATCAACCAAATCTATTGTCATATTAAATGATGGTTGGAAAAATGGTAATATCTGTTCTACAATTTGCAAAGCATCATCATTTAACTTGGTTAAAATATTAAGATCAAATCCAATATTATAAGGCACTGGCATAAAAACTTTTTTTAAGTTTTGTCCATCTAGTACTTTAAATGTTTGAGTTACATTAGATTTTCTTGTTGGATCATACCTGATAGACGTCATTTCAAATGACATTCTAGGTAATGTAATTTGAGTTGCTTTATTGAGTTCTGGTTGTTGTTGGATTCTTGCTAGAAACTTTTGAACAGGTGCATATGCCAAAGGAACTCTAATATCACTTATATCATTACCATCTCTATCTTCATGGCGAACGTGAATCTGATTAAAAAGAGTTCCAAAAGAAATGACTGTTTTCCTAATAATTTCGTGATAAAAATAAGTTCCTAACATTAATAAGTACCAAATGGATTTGATTCTGAAAAATCTATAATAAAATCTGATTCTTCTTCTATTTCATCATTTTGACTATATTTATCGTATGTGTCTTGTTGGTTAAAGGTTTTAACACTGTAAATGGCGCCAGATTTGGTTCCAACGATATTTTCTCCAGTAACAAATCCTTTTGTTGTTGCTCCTATACCAACATAAGAAATCTTTAAAATCTTAGCATCAGAATCCCATTCCTTGACTCTAGCTTTTGTTTTTGATCTAGATCCAACTATAACTTCATTAAACTCGTAATTGCCATATCCTGTTAATATATTTGGATTTCCTATTGTAACTTGTGGAGCAACAGTATATCCAAATCCTGGATTTGTAATGTAAATAGACCTTACATCATTATTCGCAGACCCTATTGAAGCAATTCCAACAGCAGTTCCCAAACCACTAATAACGGGATAATATCCAGATCCAGATGATAAAACTCTTATACTTTTAATCTGCCCATCTGCAATGATTGGATAAAAGGAACCTGCAATAGTTGGCGTTGTTGTTCCTAAAATGACAACTTTTGGTGGATTAGTAGTAGCATACCCAGTTCCACCATTTACAACGGTAAATGCCTGTACTCCATAATTTTGATTAAAAGTTGCTTGTACTATGGCTCCGGATCCAGGTATTATTTTCATTTAAATTAATTTTACTCCAACAAACTATTTATTTTTTTTAAGTGCTTTTTTTAATCTTAGTGATAAATTTTTAGATGTTTGATTTTCAACTTCTCTATTAATTTTTTCATCATCAGTTTGCGGAATACTCATACTATCAGCACTATGAGGATCTAATTTTTTATAGTAGTCAACTTTTTGCCCATATTCTGGATGCCATCCATCTATAGGTTCTGGTGGAGGAGTATCTGGATATCCAAGTTTTGATGGCTTATCTTGATAGTCAATTATGGGTTTTAACTTATCGGCAACTCTTTTGAAAAGTGGATCTTTATCTGCTTGCATAGTTTGCTGCTCTAGCATTTTTTGTTCAAACTCTTTATGCAATCTTTCATTTAAAACAGATTGAGTTGTAATGACCTCTTTACCAGTATCGTCAACCATTCTAACAATATAATCATTACAAATTTCTTCTTTACTTATAATTTTATAAGTGTTATATACATATTCTATTTTTGGAATGTTGTCCTCTTTACCTTTTTTGCCAGTATCAAAATTTCCATACATAATCTTTTTTGATTTAGTTTGATTTTTTTCAGTTAACCATTCCCAAGCATGATCTGACGTACCAATTGAATCCAGAATCATATTTTTTCTTTCTTGAGATAGACGAGTATTTTGATGTTTTTCATGTTTACCCCACGTTTTTTCTTCAATTGGTTTAAATGAAGTTGGAACTTCAGCTTGTTTCATTAAATCTTTACCTATTGTTCTAGGTGGCATCCCAATCACTTTTGGACGATGTTTGATTTTTACTTTTTTTTCTTCTGGTAAATAATAAGGTTTTCTTATTTCTTTAATAACTTTTCTATGATTCTTTAGGTGGTTCTCATTCGTTTGATATTTCTTACTACGCTCTTCTAAATTCTTCAACATTTTTGGAAGAGCATTTTTAATGAACTTAATTTCATCATCAGACAATTTTGTATTATAATATGCTTTTATAACAAGAGTGACAACATCTGGATGCATTCCAAAAGAAAGCATCATGCTTGCTAACATTCTAATGTATCTATCTTTTCCAACATCATTAAAAACTTTTAGTATTTCATCTTTTGTATCTTCGATGATAAAAGATTCTTTTCTATAATTCCCTCCACTCCATCCCAATGCATCCATACCCATTTGTGCCCCAAAAGCAACCCACCCAATTGGTCCTGGTATGGCAGAAAGTGCTCCAGCAACTGCTCCCGTATAATCGCCCCTACTAATTCTTATTCCCACATCTGCAGCTGCAGCCGCTGCTGCTACTCCTGGAACAACTCTACTTAAAATTTTAGAAGTTTTTGTTCCTTGTGCTCCTAATCTGGCTAAGTCATCTGCGGATGCTCTAGCCATATCAACTCCACCTCCAGAAGTTGATATTTGAACTTCTGGAAATCCTGACCAACCCCTACTAACTTTAGAACCAAATGGATTTTTAATACCATGTTTTCCCTGGTTTGGAGCATCTCCAATCCAAAGATCTCCAGTTTTATCACCCCATGGAACTCCTCTGGTGTCAGTTGGATCAGCATACATCTTGGCAACATCCACCTCTCCAGGACGAAGTGTTCCCTGGGGTGCAGCATAATCAGTGTTATACCAATCTTTTCCCAATATTTTTTCGGCTTTTTCTGCACTACCGAATAACTTATCAACAAGTTTTTTTCCACCCCCCTGCCAATCCTTAATATAGTCGATTCCAGGTGGAAGACCTTTTACAATTTTATCACCAGCGTATCTTATATCATCCGTAAGTGCCCTAAGTATTCTAGCCCCAACTTGTCCCGCTGTTCCAAGATTTTTCATCAAATCACTAAGATCTTTAGCATATTGTTGATTTGCAATTCCTGCAGGTAGATTAGGATCTGGTCCTTTTAGTGTAGTAAATATTTTTTGTATTAATGCTGGAGTTAATACATGTGGATCACTAATAATTTTTCCAAGCCATCTGCCCAAATTATCAATATCAACTCCACTACTTGGATCAGTAACATCACTTCTTGGTATGGGTTCAAAAATACCAATATAAAAAATCCTATAATCTGATACTTTATTTTCTTTATATTTTTGCCAATACCAAACTGCTTGTGCCAATGTTAATTGACTATAACTAATAAAACCATCCGTACCATTCCAGTCTTCTAATGATCCAGATAATCTTGCCAAGTTAACAACTTGTCTAGTATCTTTTTGAATATATCCAATAGCTGTATAATCTCCATCTGGGAAATAAACACTAACCATTGGACCAAGTATATAACTATTGTCTCCTGGTGGTTGCTCTGTTAATATTTCACCAGCCGCATTGAATAATCCAGAGGTATCAGTTCCATTTGGATTTGAGTCAGCAGACAAATTTAAACCTTCTCTATAAACCGCTGGAGTGACAATAAATTTGTCAGGTTCCACAGCATACATTGTTGTTGTATTATTAGTTGGTATTTCATTAAGCAAATGAAGTTTTTCATCAATTTGAGTCGATCTCAAATGATGCCTGATTTTATTAAACTTACTTGCGTTTCTTTTTTCAGGCATTAGAATATTCAATAATGTATTGGTTTGTATTATTTATTTTATCCACCATATACTGTACTCTTTCTTGGCCAAACATTACCACGTGCTGGTCTCTCCCAATGATTTGTTCTTGGTTGTGTTATTCCTACTAATTTTCTATCCTTAACATGAATGGCATATAGATTTGCTGCACCTTGTAAAGAAACCTCATCGGTATAACTATCTTCTCCACTATTTAAAAGTGCATTTTTTTGCCAGTACTTATCAATATATTCTAATGCCATTTTTTGAGTTATTCTTGGATAATGTTCGGCAAGACATGCAAGTAATCCAGAAACTTGAGGGCATGACATACTTGTGCCATTTAGTTTTCCTCTTGTATAAGTTGCATTTCTTGGATCTGGAACGGGACCAGTAGTTAAATGTGAAGATTGGATATTTGTCCCAGGTGCAAAGACATTAACTCTTGGTCCACAATCACTAAATGCTCTTTTTGCGTCTACAACAGCAGAGTTAGTAGCTCCAACACATATTGTACTTGAACCAACACCAGGACTACTTCCTTGATGATAGAAAACACCAAATGCTGAAATAGTTCCAACTGAACTAGAAATATATGTTGCGGCAACTCTATTATTATAATCAATTCCTCCTAAAACATCTATTTTCATCCTACCATTACCTGAAGAACCACATGTAATAACACCTTCATTAATCATGTCTTCGATATCTGCATTTATTGAACCTGAGTTTGTACTAACAGTTATCGTACCAAGACCATATGATCCACCAGAAGATGTATATTGCATTACACCATGACTCTCAAGTTGTTGATCAGTAAACGGACCATAATATGTGGTCCCCCTCCTCAGAACATACATACTATTTCCAATACCAGTATTACTATCTCTATGTAAAGTTAATTCTATTCCCCAACTATTATTAACAATTGTTGGGTTCTTATGACCCGTCAATGGATTGATGGGTTTAGTTTTATGAAACATTCTTATATAATCATAGACTCTGGATGTTTGTATCTGAGAATTAGTTCCAGGATAAGAAAATACTGTAATATTGTAAATGTTAGCGTCTCTTGCCCATCCTTGAGTATTTCCTGCAACTGTACCTGCTACGTGTTGACCATGAGATTCCTGGCCTACTGGTACATATTGATATGGTGCTGATGCGGGTAATCCTAGTGCTGCATTGTGTTGATACCAATTGTATGCAACAAATCTAGAACCACCAGTACCATCTGGATTTTTTGCATACTCTGGGTCATTGCCATCAATAATAGTGTCTAATATAACAACATCAACATTTTTTCCAGTACTTGTTGTTGTAATAACACCAACTTGATTTGGAATTCCATCAGCACCCCAAGCATATATTTGCTGACCCCTTTCACACCTCAGTAAACCCCAATTTGTATGATTGGAATTCTCAGTAGCTCCTTTATTGAAAAAACTAGAAGATTGCTCAAAAGTTGTCACAGGAGTCATAGATCTTAGAAAATCTGCAGATTCAACAAAAATAACTCTTTCATCATTAATAAGTTTTTTTACCTCATCATCTGTCAGAAAATAATGTGTATTCCTACTAATCGGTCTTCTATCACAACAATGTACTTCTCTCTCTGGAATTGTATCAGATCCGCCAGGAGTTTCTAAATCATGATATAAACATTCCAGACATTCATAATCTTTTGCTGTTACAATGTATTCTTTTAGATCTTCCATCAGGTTTCTAGTTGAAGAATTGTTAGTGTTACTGTAATATTTGCCGTAGATCCACTATTATTTTTAACTTTAGCGTAGATAGTTGTTGATACTGGATTATCATTATTAAATCCGATAGTTGCTGGAGTGATTGTGGCAATACCAGCAGAAGCAGTGATTACTTCAGCAATAACCCCAGATCCTGCGGTTGGATCTGATGATTGTGATCTAGAAGCATCATTTGCTCTAGAGGCAGAATCTGTATATATTGTTATCCAAGAAGCGTGTGAAGATTGAACTTTATATAAAGTATAAGATTTAAATCCAGCAAAACTTATGTTTGCGGATGCATTATTTGCAATTGATCCAGTGGATTGTGAAACTTCTGTTCTTACTCCAAGTTGATTACTACCAACAAAAACGGAAGTTACCGTGCAAATTCCAGATGAAATCGGAGAAACACTTAAATAATCACCAAAATCAATTATTGTTGCAGTTCCAATACCTGAACCATTATCTCTAACTGTCACTCCAGCACCAACATTATTATTGTTGCCAGAAACAGAAACTCCAGTTAATGAAGATCCATCCCCATAATATTTTGTTGCTGTTACGATTCCTACAGTTAGGTTTGGATTACCTGCAAATATAGTTGTTCCGTTTCCAATAGCACCATAAATCTCATTAAAATTTTTATTAATCTTTATGGCTGCCGATAATAGTGTGTCACCATTACCATCATTCGGTATTACTCCAGTTGATATTCCTAATTTTGCCATTACTCAAAACACTTTATTATATTTATCAATTGCCATCAAAAGTTACTCCAGTTTGGTCAAATGAAATAATCGTAGAATCAAAATTATATGATACTGAGTATGCAAAAGAATCTTCTACATTAGTTACAATATTAACATTTGACGATAAACTGGATACTGGAGGTCCTGTAAATGTTACTGTTGGTGTAGTTACATATCCAAATCCAGGATCGGTTATAAGAACTCTAATAACACCTTTTGTATTACCTTGAGAGATAGAGCAAGTTGCAGCTGCTCCAACTCCTCCACCACCAGAGAATGTTATGATTGGTGCTACAGTATAACCAACTCCTGCATTTGTTAAGTAAATATCTTGAAGATTAAAAGATCTTCCTTTATATGTGCCTATTGCAACTGCTGTGGCATTATCACCATTATTTCCTGTAGGTGATGGGCTAAAGGTGACTCTTGGTGGAGAAGTATATCTATATCCATCGTTATTTAAATATATTCTATTAACATATCCAGTATTAATGAATGATGTTGCATGTGCTGTTGCACCAATACCAATCAAAGATAAGGTAGTTATATAACCTTCTTCTTGAACCTGAGTATCAATTTCTTCAATTGTAGTATTAATAACTTCATCTTCATATTCAAATAGTTCACACTTTAATTCATAGACATAATTTTTTCCAAGTTGATAAAATGGTTGTTCATGCTCTACAAACTTAACTTCAAATATCCTTTCACCTAGTGGAAAATAAACTAAGTCTCCCTCTCTTGGGCGTGTAGATAATACTATTTCGCTTTCTCCAGTTCCATCATCTATTGCCCCAAGAAAAGGCGCTATAAAATCTTCAAATCTTTCTTTGGAAATAGTTAAGATTAACTCATCTCTCAAACTCATTCCAAATTTTGTTAAAATGTCTCCAGATCCAGAATACCCCTCATAACTATTTACATATGCTTCAAGATAAAAATTGTCGTCAAATCTAGAAGATTGAACCTCTTCTATAATTGTTTTTTTATTAACAAATTTTCTAGGAATATAAATGACTTCTACACCATAGATCTTTAACTGCTCATTAATGAGATCTTGTACTAATCGTTGTTCGGATGCAGATCCTTGTAAGAAAAATGGATTAAGTGCCATTATCCGATAAAATCATATGGTGGAAGTTCGTGCTCTAGAACCATGACTTGTTTGAGATTTTGTAGTTCTCTTTCTGCATCTTCATATATTTCTCTACCATTTAACTCAATTCCACCCGGAAGTTTAACACCCCTAAACTTGATTAGATTCTGTCCCCACTGCTTTTTAATAAGAGCAGTTAAATATTTCTTCAAAAAACTATCGTTATAAACTTTAGTAAAATCATTTGGATTTAATATTCTATAGCAATCCAAAATAATAAAGTTTCCAACAGATTGAGAACCCCAATCAATGTCAAGGTATAACCTGTTTTGCCTTTTATTAAATCTAAGTTGTTTGTCGGTTGTTAATAAAAAGTCAATATCTGATAGATATGATTTTACCATAGAATATTGCAAAAGTTCAACTGAATTAAAATAATATAAGTCATTTAAAAGTAACTGATATTTGATACTAAACATTCCACCCGAAATGGAACTTGTGTCAAACTTAAATACATTTTCTATACCAATAACACTATCTGGAACTTGAATATAGTTTGAAGTTTCGTACCAGTTACTTACCAAACCAGTTGTTGATGTTGCAGTAGAAGTAACAATACCTGGACCAACTGGAGTTTTTGCGGTTGCCTTTCCTCTATCAATATCTTGTTGAGTAATAGGATGTTTTAAATACATCCTTTCAACTCCATCAAAATGACGCTCTTGGAAATACTGTAAAGCATCGTCAACTAAATCATCAATCTGATCATCGTCAACATTTATTTCCAAAACGGGAGCACCCAAGCGCCTTAGACAGTAATCAATAAGTCCTTGTCTGGTTGCTGGTTGCGCCATTTTTTTTACTCTTCAGATTTTTTAGATTTTTTAAAACTATCAAGTTGGGATTGAAGTTCAAGATTTTTTTGCATTAACTGATTTCTTTGCTCTACAAAATCATCAGTTAATGTTTGAAGTTTTGCTTCTAATAAAATATTTTGATTTGTTAGTGTCGCTAATTTTTGATTATATAAACGCACTAAAACATTAATATCAACTTCACTATCATTATTCATATTTTAGAATGTTCCTCCATCAAGAGTAGATGTCCAATGTGGTTTGTTAATATATATCATAGTAACTGAAGTAGGTATTATATTTAAACTAGTAATAGATCCACTAGTACCTTCTCGATTAATATTATGAGCATTCCCAAATGCGCTTCCAGTTGGACCATCCTCAACACCAATTAAATCAAGTGCAAACCCTCCACCACCTGCAATAGCAGGTGTAGTTATTGCTGAAACTCCAGGTCCTAGAATTCCTGGAACTACACCATAAGCGCCTGTTGTATCTTGTCTTATAATATCTCCAGGATTAACCGTAATTGCACTAGCTAAAATTAATCTAATCGATGAAATGGCAGTTAGTATTTGTTTTGATGTGCAAACATCAGTCGATTGTGGATTATTAGTTGATCTTTGTAAACCAGTGCTATCAAACCATACTACACCACCAGGATTAAAATCACCAGATTGATAATATAATCCTTTAACATCTAAAAATCCTTTAGTTCCAGTAACTAACTCGTTAGAAATGGTCGCATCTGGAATATAAGTCCATCGTCTACTATCATTAGCATGTGTTCCATGATTACTAGAAGTGGCGGTGCTATTTGCAATTGAACCATCAATAAAACCAAAGAATCCAATTTTGTTATTTGCTACTCCAGAATTTGTATTATAATTAAATGCAACACCACGATCAGTATCAGTATCAAATGCGTGAGTAATTGTTAACTGTGTTGTTGTTACAATACCTGATAAGGTTGCAGAACTTAATGTTATAATTTTATTAGATGTATCATATGCTGTAACAGTACTAGCAGATCCAGCGCCTAATGCGGCACTACCACTAATAACATCTCCGGTATTAATGCCAACAACTGAATCTAATCTAATAGTACTTACACCAGAAACAACAGTTTCCATAACTGTTCTAATACTAGTTACGTCTCCAAGAATAACTATGGCGTCGTTAAGACTAACTGTAGTTGAGTTAACTGAAGTTGTAGTGCCATCTACTTGCAAGTCACCTTTAATGACTACCTTTCCAGCATTATCTAATGAATCTGGATATGGATCTAAGTATAAAACATTTCCAGATCCGGGTAAAGTTGAAATGATATTATCTCTAATACGGATATTATCAATATCTGCACCACCATTAGCGTCTAATAAACCAGTTAAGGTCGTTTGTCCAGTGACTCCTAGTGTAGATGAAAGTGTAGTTGCTCCAGTGATCCCTAGAGTTCCAGAAATACTTACATTATCATCAAGTGTTGTTGTACCGCCTGCAGAATCAATCGTTAAGTTGCCTGTTGAAGTATCAATCTCATTGTCATTAGCAATACCAATACGAATATTATCAATCTCTGCACCACCATTGGCATCTACAAGTCCAGTGAATGTAGAGATACCAGAAACTGAAAGTTGAGTTCCAAAGATTGTTGATCCGACATGTAAATTTCTTTTAATACCAATCCCACCATCAAAAATAACAGATCCAGTATCTGCACTTGAACTATCTGTAGTATTAGCAAAGAAAACTTGAGATCCTTCAATTTCTAACCTATCATCAGTTAGTTCATCATATCTTATTTTTAAGTCTTTATTTGTACCAAAACTTAAATAGGTATCATCTGGAATATTAATTTGTCCAATTCCATTCGGATCTAGTACAATATCACCATCAGTATTTGTTGATGATACGGTATTAGCATCAAGTCTTAAATTATCAACATTCCACAGATCTACTTTTCTATCACTATCAAGAATAGCTACAAAACCATTCGCAGCAAGTACACTATTTGTAGCACTAGAGACGTTGCCTGGTGTATGGGACATCATAGATGTATAATAACGTCCACCAACTGGAAGTACATTATTACCATCATCACCTAGAAAAATTCTATCCTTATTTTCATTTACTCCTGTTGCACTACCATTACCACTTACATAGGCAAGTTCACCCCATTCTAATCTTGTAGGTTTCTGAGTTCCAGCGGATCTTTTAATCCTAATAATACTTGCCATTAAAAGTTACCCCCGTTGATGTCTAAATTCTGTGTAGCCCCTGGTGTCAGAGTTAATGTTGCTTCCCATTTTTGTATGGCACTATTATAAACAATGACCATTCCATTTTGTAAAGTGCCAGCACTAACATCACTAAGTTCAGATAATGAAAGACCTTGGGCACCAGCCAAGGATGATATGACTTTTACAGCATTTTGTTGACCGACTCTAACTTTAATATCAGCCATTTATGAAAAAATAGTCTCAGGATCTAAAATATATTTATACTTAGTCAATACCTGCAATACTAAAAGATGAAATAACTTCTTGTTGTTTTAAATAAAGTTTGTAGTAAAGTTTTGCAAACTCGCGTAACTCATTAACGTCTAAAGTATCAATCAATCTAGCATGTTTTTCATATTCAAATAACTTATTTAAGTTTTCAAGTTCAATTTTTTCTGGATTCATTGATAAACTCCTTTAGTAAAGATTTTATTTCTTCAATATCATTCTTTAGTTTATCTATCTCTTCTTTTTCTTTTTGTTTTTTATTTCTCAGAGAAAGATATTGATTATAACCAAAGTTATCATAGTTAATAATAGCACCGGTAGTTTCATCCCTATATAAGTTTTTAAACCCCTCAACTGGGATCATATTTGAGTTATTTTCCATGTTTTTATGCCAGAGCAATAGCTCTAAAATCACTAAGTTTAACTTGAGAACACTCGTTTGTTGAGGACATAACGATTTTGATTACGAATCCATTAAATGGTTGTAGATTATTAACACTAAATTGATATTCCAAAAACTCATTTACTTTACTAGGTCTAACAAAAGCATCTGGAAGTCCATTATTTAATGATGCATTAATAATTACATCTCCATACCCATCGTTATCAGTATCTCTTAGGTTAGTATATCCTGGAAATAGATTGTAAGATTGTGAAACTTCGGAAGAATCTGCAGTAAATAATCTATACAAAACTCTGAAATCAGTATCTGCTGGTCTACATGCTCCCATCAAAACTTTTAATGATGTTGCAGATTGACTTAAATTAATTCTCTTAGTAATATATACTGAACTATGGGGATCACCAGATAAGTTATTCGATCTAGAATCAATTGCATAGTTTAAAATAGGTTTATTTAACCTATTTCTAGAAAGAACAAAGGATGCTGTTGATAAATCTAGAACAGGAGAGAGATTTTTATCTCCTGAAGTAAAATCAAGTTTGAAAGTTAGTGATTTGTTTCTAGGTAAAGTTGTTAATCTTTCAAGTTCGTTAACTCTTGATGCTACTAATCTTGGTGTTGGGAAGAAAGTCGTTGAGTTAATGATTACGGGAGTATATCCATTATCTAAGAATGAAACTTCAGATCCACCTGCACTAGTTCCACTAATCGTTCTCACTTGACTAGATACTGAAACTCCTTCACCAGGAGTTATGATAGTAAATTGTGGTTTAATAGAACTAAATTGATGATTTTGAGATATTCCTGCGGTTGATCCTCCAACACTCTTCGTATCAATAAAATTTAACAGATTAAAACCACTAGATCTATTTCCTCGATCAATTGACAAATAATACTTATCAGTTGTTTTGGATGCAACTAGTAATTGATCTGTAGGTAAATCATGAGTTTTATTAATCCTCCTTAAAGAAATTCCATTTATTTCATATGGACGAATCTGAGATCCTAATGGATGAGGTATAATCGAAGTTCCATCTACACCTCTAGATGCTATCTGTAAAGTTCCCGTTCCGATATTAGTATATTCAACTACTTCATTTTCTATAAGAGCATGTCCTCTAGTAGTATTTCCAATACCTTCAAATGTTGTAAATGGAACTGTACTAGAAACATTAATTACCGTAGCAGTTGCAGAAAAATCTGATGTTGTTGTAGTTGATGTGGTATCTGGTTCAATATTTTGAATACTAACTTTATTGATTGGATTATGCATTCCATGATTATATTGTGTTATCTCAATAACATTTCCAGAGTACATTTGATCAATAAGAGTTGAGGTTACATTAACAGATGCAGTTGTAGTTGTTCTAGTATCACCTGCATAGTACACTAAAGTTTGACCAGATGGGAAAGATTCACCCTGAACGTTTGTTAGGTATAACGTATCCGCTGTACCATCAATTCCAGAAACTGAAACTACAGCTCCAGATCCACGTCCACCGGTGTTAGTTGTAGTTATTCCAAGAACCTCTCCAATTACATATCCATTTCCTCTAGTTCCTCCAGTCACAGTTACACTACTTACAGTTCCTGAAGAAGTTGTAACAATAGTTGCCGTTGCACCACTTCCATTACCACTGATTGAATAAAGAGGAACATTATTGTAAGTTTGTGATCCCGCAAATCCAGTTCCAACAGAAACAAGAGTTAAACCATTGGAAGATGCTACACTGCTACCAATTCTTTCAATAATACCAGTAGCACTACTACCACTAATATTCCCATAACCAACTTTTCTACCTGGAGTTAAAATAGAACTAAATGCTCCAATTCCAGTAACACCGACTTTAAGTTTCCTTGGTAGTGTTTTTATTGGATTATTTATTAGTCTTTGGCAATTTATATTCCCTGGGTTAATGGGAGTATTATAGAAAGTTGCAGTCCCATTAGTAACAAACTGAGCTTTAAATAATTTGAAGGTTAGATCTTGATATTGACTTGGAGTCCATACTGTTCCATTTTGTGATTTAAACAAACTTCCACCAGAATATGGTTGTGAAACAACAACACTTTGAGCATCTGGTAGGTTACTAGTTCTCTTAGTCTTTTGTCCCATAGTTGCGACCCACATTTCAAACTCATCAGAAGTTGGTGCCAAGAAGACTAGGGCATACTCTCTGCGTGCTTCAAGATAGATTGGTGCTGGGAACGTAATCCTTGTCGGAACAGATGCATCCGTTGATGTCTTAATCTGAGATGGTTCTAAAGCGATTCTTGCATAGTCTTGAACTAAAGTTGAGGTTGGTAGACCAAGTTCAACTGTTCTCAACTCCACAAACAAACGAGCTGCTGGATCTTTAGATGCAAAGTAAACTTCGGCACCAGTTAAAAATGCTCCAGTTTCATCAACAGTAAATGATTGTGCTAAAGGATCCTTACCACCAGCACGACGAGCTGGTGGTGTAATATCTTCAATAGTTTGTCTAATATTTGGTGCTCTATCTGCTGGTTTAGCAGGATTTCTAACACTTACACTACTGGTATCTTGAGTTATAATAGTTCCTGAAGAACTGAATATTGAAGAAGCATTACTCTCATTTTTTACACTTCCAGGAATACCAACACTTGACCAAGGTTTGGGATTAGTCTGATTAGTTGCACTAAGTCTAAATGTTCTTTGACCAGTTTTAATTCTCACGGATGGTGTTGGATTCTCATTAGGATCTCTAATAAAGATAGTTCCCATAATATCTCCAAAGTTATCACTTATGAGTTCATTTCGGGTGCATCTAGCAATAGCTCCACTTGTTTCTCCATTAATAATAGCACCAACCACCATAAAACCACCTACATCCTGTGTTAATCCATGTTCAGCCATGGCTCTAACACCAATATTTAATAATTTAGATGATGAAGAATATGAAGTTCCAGGTGCAGGTCTTGTTCTATCGTATGGATCCACCGTATACATTTGATCTGGATCATCAAATGGTCCAGTTTTGTGTTTTGGAGGTGGTACTGGGAATCTCATTATAAGTTGCCCATTTAAATGAGCTCTTGCAAGTTCTCCAACCTGGAAAGTTCCAGAAATCATTTCAATTTCTATAAGTTTTGCACAGAAATCTAAAACTTGATTATCAAAATAGTGATAATGTACTGTCTGAGGTCTTAGTCCACTTGCAAGATATGAAATGTTTCTGGACCTTTGATATTCATCTGCAACTCCATTAACCCTAACACTTTCAACATAATCAAATTCTCTTGAAGGTCCTTCAAGAACATTTTCAAATACAGTAGTCTCTGTTGTAACTCTTTCGGTTCTTCCGTTAACAACACGTTCTTGTACATCAGTTGATGATTTACTTCTTTCAACCCATTCTGCACCTGTTGATTCTGTTCTTGTATTATCAATATAAATGGTTCTAACCCAGTTATCGGATGCTGGGAATAACAAGATTCCACCAGCAAACTCAATCACATTAAAGGGATTGACATTCTCAACTTGAGATGCTAAAGGTTGCTCTAACCAACCAACTTCTGTATATTTTAGAGTTAATAAATCTCCAGTTTTTTGAATATTTGGATCTAATAATGGTAGATTTAAAGTTCTATCCACAATATCTGTGCTAGCTGGGTTAATACTAGGATCTAGTGCCAGTTCAGCACCCATTGACCAGTTATCCACCGCGTTAAGTAGTTCACTGCGTTCTGCGTTAACATCGCACTTATTGTCGGGATTCTTAGTATCAATAAGATCCATATTTTTAAAATTATCAACAACAAATCCAGTTTTAAATCTAGTTAATCCATCAGCATCCTGAATCTGTAAGGTTTTGGTATCAAGTTCTAGTAGACTTAAACTAGTTGCTTTTTCTAAGTTTTTAATCCTAGATTCTAAACTAGCAATATCACGCATAGTAAATCTTCGATTATCAAATAATCTAAATCCAATTTGCTTGACATCATAAATGTATGGTGGTAGATATATTTCAGCAATATCCATTACGTCATCCACATTAAGTGGTGGTTTTGGATTAATTGATGAAGTTCCTTTGATTACTGAAACTTCCCCGAACTTACTGATGGTTAGTTTATCTGTTCTTGGTAGATAAAAACTATATCCCATTAAAGAACTTTCATTAGGTGCAATAATATAATCAATATTGCTTTCAAAAGATCTACTACTAAATGCAAATGGAGATCCACTAGTAACAACTGGGTTGAAAGGTGTTACTCTTGGTCTAATATCGATAGTATCAGTTGCTCTAATTCTTCCACCAGATAAAAGTGGAATATCTTTTTTATACCTATCTTTTGTATATGATTGTGCAGTAAAGACTTCTCCACTATTTCCTGGAGAAACAATATAGTTATTAAAAATAACTAATAGTTGTTTAGATGGTACAACTCCACCTTCAATTCTAACTATTTTTGAGTAATCATAATATTGATCTTTTTGACCTTTATCTAATGAATAGTTACTTGTAAGATTTGTGTAACTTCCATTAGTAATGCTCTGAACATTAGAAGCTATATTTGATTCTTCAAATGTTATAGTTTCTCCAACTTGAAATTTATTAGAGTTTAAATAGACAAATTCAACTTCTGTAGAGGAAACCCTTGTCACTAACTGTGCAACTGCCCTACTTCTGTTTCCAACTAACCTTTCACCAAGTATAGTATTATTATCTAAACCTAATCCAGAAACAAAGGTTAACTTATCTAAAGTTGGTGCGTTTGCAGTTGTTGATTGATAAACTGCAATAACATTAACAACATCCGGAATATTTAAAGAAATTTCACGATCTTCAACTCTTAAACCATAGAAATTACTTGTAGTTAATCCAGAAACTGCAGTTGATCCAACACCAGCAGTTCCATTAACAATTAATTTAGAACTTCTTATAAAATCTTTTGTTTTACTGGTTATTGTTTTTCTTCTTAATGTAGCTGTAACAGTTACATCTGATTGTGATATTTGTAGACCAGTAAAGTTTATAGATCCACCATTTGGGCCCAAAATAAACTGACTTGAAGTTAATGGTTCAGTGGTTCCATTACTATAATGAATGGAATATTTTTCTGCATCAAAAGGTTCAAAAAACGCACTAGTAATACCAACATTAGAAACAGATATTGGTGTAGTTAACTGTCCAGATGGATTTGTTTGTAACTCATATATTTGTTTAGTAACAACTAAATCAGATCTGGAAAAATCAATTGAGGCAATATTATTTTCTGGAAGTGGTGTATACAGTGAAGCATTATTAACACCCAGCATTTTTGGAAGACCTAATGAAAATGTGGTTGTTTCCGTACTTCCTGGAAGTGTCCCATCAGCAACGCCACCAACTGAAGAATCTAGTGGGACAACTGTTAATGTTGCACCATCTGCAGAAATGGCAGAAACTCTATTATATGTTAATGATGATGCACCTGCCTTTTGATAAGCAATAATAGAATCAGTTTTTATTCCAACAAAAGTTTTTCCAGGAGAAGTTATACTTCCACCACTAGTAATAGTAACTCTATCAGTAAGATTAAATCCAGTTGGTAATGCTCTGAATAAAATAGTATCTGCTATAAAATCAGTTTTCAGTCTTGCATCCAAAGATGTTGAATCTTGATATACTGACTTGACATCATCTATAGTGTATGTGACTATAGAAACTACAGAACATGAAACATTTACATTATCATTAAAGATTAACTGCTCCCCTTGAATAAACGTGCCTGAAGTTTGATTAAGTCTTAAAGTATTACCATTTCTTTCGGCAATATATCCAGTTGCACCACTACTTTGTCCACGAACATATGAAGTTAAAGGAGCTGCTAAAGGTGCTATAACTCCACTAGTGTATATTTCAGTGTATGTTTGTATATCATACAGATATAAATCCCAGGATGTTGTTGCATTTGCATATGATGCATCAGTGACATTATATGCATATACTCTAGCTTCACCAATTTTTGTACCTGTTCCAGCATTAGTTGTTGATGTATTTCTTCTGCGATTATGCAGAGAAATAGTATTCGTGTTTCTCAGTCCAACTAAAGGAGCTCCATATACATTATTGACACGCAACAAACTTCCCATTTCAAATGGGACAAGTGCCGACTCTACAGTTTCAGTATCTCTTGATTTTTCTACATCAATAACTCTAGATCCAGCTAATTCAACATCAAACCCCTTAACATATGCTTTTCCCGGTGAAACTCTAATACTCAATAAATTTTCAGATGGTACGTTATTACTTTCTGTTATTTGACCATTAGTATAAATTCCATCACTAGAAACCTCATCGTTTAAACATTCTAATGCATCAACAACAAAAGAATCTATAGCATAATTTCCAGACTCTTCATATGTTCTTTTAGCAAAATATTTTTGAATCTCTGAATAAACTGATCTATCTTGTAACTTTTTAACTTCACCTTTATCAACCCTCATTACCTCAACGAAGTTAACATCTTTATCATCATTAAGGTTTTTCTTCCCAAGTGTTAGGGTAATTTTAAACCTATCGGCACCAGGTGCTGCATAATTTGAAAATCCCCTAGCATTATCATTTAAATCTTTGTCATCAGATGCAGTTACAATTTCTTCGTTAATAAAAAGTCCTACTCTATAAGATGGTAGGATTGAATAAGGTTCTAAAACTATTTGTTGCTTACTTACATCAATAAATGTTCCTCGAACAAAATAAACCCCATCAGTGATTCCAACTGCGGATCCTATGGTATTTGGATCGGTATCAACCAAGGTTAAAATAGTATCCCCCGCGTTTAAAGTAGTATTACCGTAAGTAACATTTTCTTCAAGTAATAAAACTTCACCTGCTGGGAATTCTGATTGTTGTGAATCTAATGCTTCGTTTTCTTGTACACCAGAATTTAAATATTTAATATAAACTGTAATCTCATCAACACCATCTTCTGGTGGAAGAGAATATTTTTTAATAGACGCTAATATTTGAGATTTTTCTCCTTTAACCTTTTTACCAATCAACCTATCAAGATAAACTGTTACATCTATACCAAGATGTTGTGGATTTATCTTAATTCCAAAAAATCTATTATCATAAGTAACAGATCCTGGAATAACCATAGATCCTTCTTTAAAAATATGGCTACCAAAAGATTCTATTTGATTTTGTAAAATTGATTGTAGAGTGGTTAACTCTCTCGACTGTACAGGGAATCCAGGTTTAAATAAAACCTTATAATAGTTATCATTCTTATCAAAATCATCAAAATAAGGATTGATGTTTAGGTTAGTCTTTTGGGGCATTTTTTAAAATTCCAGAACGATTTTTATGTCTTCTTTTTGACGAGAATTTCTATTAATAAGTGGACGATTATCAATGTAAATAATCTCCCCCGATCCTTTATTTATTTCGGGATTTGCCATACCCTGAGTAAAGTTAACACCTAGATTGATTAATCTAGTTCCTGATATGTTAGTTGTAATACCACTAAAGTTGGAGTCAATAGATGCTGAGAAACCAGAACTCAAACCATTTACTAGATTGCTAACGGATGAACTAAATGTAAACGTTTTTCCTCTAGTAGAAATACCAACATAATCAGTTTCATCAAAGGTTGTTTGATTGTTGAAAAGTGATCTATCGGTAAAATATTTTAAAACTCTTGTTTCTGTATCGTATGATGCTACGTATGCTGAAGCTACACCACCACTAACTATCTGAGATATTTTTTCTCCCACTACAGGTTTTCCAACAACAGAGTTAAGTTTTAAAGAATATAATGAAGAAAATGTGTTAGAGTAAAATGTTTGTGCTGACCCAACTGCTGTTGGATTTCGTAAAATACCAACCTGAGCAAACTTAGTATCTATTGGGAAATCTTTTGTAGTATCATCAAATCTACTATAAATTAAAACCTTATCAGTTCCCAGTTCTTTGTATAAATCATATCCATGTCCTTTAGATGGTGGAATAATCGGTATTAATCTAGCACTTGTTCCTACAGTTGCTGAGTTAATCGGTCCAAGATCTACGAGACCATACGTATAGTTTTTACCTCCAGCAGAAACAACAGTATTTACAATTTTTCCACCAACAACATCAACACGAACTTTACCACCAGTCCCATCCCCAAGTATGTTCAGTTCTTGGCCTAATCCATTTGAATAATTAGATCCTCGTTTATCTATATAAACTTTTTTAATTTGATTTTCAAAAATACTAGAGTCTCCATTCTCCCGAATAGATCTATAAAGAGAATCTGTGGAGTTTTCCCAGTTATTTGGAACAGTTATGTACTCAGTAGAATCAAACTTAATAATATCACTTGGCGCAACACTAAAAAGATATTTCCAAACATATTCATCGCCACTATCACCCGCTCTTGCTGGTTCTAAGTCTGTAAATGTTGGTTGATCTTGAGAAATATTTCCAACTGTATTAATACCTGAGGAACCATTATCAATACAAATATAAACTCTATAATCCGAGTTCATTACATAATAGTTTGCATCATATAGTCTAGACGCCCTAGTCAATGGTGACGGATTTAGAATGCTATAATCATGACGATACATTTCATATCTAGTTCCTCTATTCCAATCTATTCTTCTAATAAGTCTGCGAACATTTGCAGAAGAAACTCTTCTACCAAACATAGAGGTGTCTTTAACATGATTTAGATTAGAAATACTATCAATAGGTGCTGGTGTATTTGTATTCCAGTTTTCAGATCTACCAAAACCTACTATATTTGGGTTTGGTAGACCCATAAAAACATAAAATGAGTTTGAACTGTCTTCTATAGACTGTACAAAATTACTAGCATTTAATATTCTAAACTGATCAGTAACAATTGCCGACATCTTGGAGTCTTTTTTCTATATTTATACTATTATTCTTAATCTAAAGATGAAATGATTCTTATTGCACCACTATTCCTCAATCCAAAGGTTCTTCTTTGAATAGTTGGGAAATTAGTTAGCTCATGATCAACTGTTAAACCAGTTACACCTATTGATATTGGATTTGAGGATCTGGATAGATTGTAAAGTCTACCCCAAGATATTCTACCCAATGGAATTGTACCTATTCCAGAACTATATGATTGTGTATTAATACCAATAACATTACTATTAGTATGTACATTGCAGATAATAAATCCATCAGAAGCAATATTAGTTTCATCATGAACATAATAAATGTTGTCTAAAAATGTTGTCCCTATTCCAACAATAGATGAATTTGAAGTATCAACTGACGTTACTCCATTTCCAACTTTTGTGTCAACAATATATACTGGATATCCAACAACCAGATCATCCGCTACTGCCACGTCTGCTTTATAGAAGAACTTTAATGCTAATGGATGACCACCTGTTCCAGGTGCCGTTGTTATTCCCGTGATAATACCCGAAAATCCTTGGACATTTGATATTGTTTTAACAGTTTCATATTCAAATTTTGGAGTCTCAATAATAACCAGTGGAGGATTAGTATATCCAAATCCAGGATTTGTTATTGATACTGAAGAAACAGATCCATTCACAACTAATGCAGTTGCTACAGCGGTTGATCCAATACCTGCAGAGAGATTTATTGGGTTTGAAATTTTAAGATTTAATGGAGAAGTACTATACCCAAATCCAGGATTAACAATGGTTATTTGACTAATAGATCCACCAGTACCAACAGTTGCGGTAAATGCGGCGCCAATATATTCTCCACCAGGAACTATCAAAGCGTCAACACTGTTAATATTTACGCCATAATAGTTTTCCTCATAGTTAAAGAACTGGGCATCATCGACAAAAATTTGAGTATCTAATGGGTTAATATTCTTAATAACCTTTGCAGTTGGGTAAATTTTGGGTTCAATCATTTCTCTAGATTTGTAGATATAATCACCTTTTATGACTAAATCTTTTTTCTGCTTTTGCCATTCTATAGGTTTACGATTGATTTCATCAACTCCGAGACCAACATAGATATCAGTTTCAACAACATCCGATCCAGGAATATCAAATATAGTTCTATAATTTTCTTGGGATATTGTTGATTGAATGTTTGGATTTTTGGAAACTAATACTTTATCTCCAATTTTTATAGTTTCATTGATATCTACAATCTGAACATCAACGTTTCTATTTCCAACATAGAAGAAAATGTCAATTTTATCATAAAACTGTGGTGCTTCTGAGAACACAAATGATGTTCCGCCACGGAATTCATAAGATACACCAGGAGTTTGTATAACTCCATTAACAAATATAACTAAAACAGCACTTAGGTCAATTTCTGAAGAAGTCGAATCTGCAGGATCAGTTTGGAAACTTAAAAGTTGACCGTTATAATATAACGGGAATCTAACTCGCGATCCATTTTGTAAGTTTTTAACAGAGTCAATATAATCTAACTCACCAAACTGCCATGCTGAGAAATAATCATTAAATACTGATTCAACAGTTAACTCAAAGTGTTGTAGTGGTGCATTTAATCCCTTTGCTGTTACCAATCCAACAGCTCTAATAACATCACCAACCTTAAAAGCATATCCTGGACGAGATATTTGGAAAGATTTAACTTGATGGAGTGTAGATCCAATACCCGTAGTGCTTGCTGGACCAACATCAATAGTTAAAAGCATATTTTTACCAGTTTCTGATGTTACACCAACATCACGTCTAAAAACACCAGTAACTGGTAAGTTTTCATATATTGGTTCTGAAACAAGTATAGTTGGGTTAGTATATCCAGAACCACCCGAAATAATATTAAATGATAATGTTCCACCAGCACCTACAGTTGCTGTAATAGATGCAGATGCTCCAGTATGCCCAGTGTATTGTGTAACGCCGACAGAAACGATTCCACGGTATCCAGATCCAATGATATCAGTTGCACCTAATCCAACCGATACAATGCTGCCGCCAGAAACTATAGCGGTTACAGATGCACCAACTAATGGAGCATAACCCAATCCTGGAGTTGAACCTAAAGAAACAATAATACCACCTCTAGGAAGTTGATTTTGATTAACATCAAATTCGGATTCTACAGGAGATCCATTTGCTGAAGAAATACCACTGAAAACTACACTTGAGATTCCAGCATTTTCTACAAAACTATAGTTATTGCCTGAGTTATTGACAGTTGTTGGTGTTTGGAATACTCCATTAATGAACAGAATTCCATTTCCAATGGTCATTCCTGTTGTATTTGCACCTTGAACTGTTAAACTATATGTTTTACCTATACCCGTAAACTGATCGGATATATCATCAAACAAAGTGTTTGTGGTATAATCACTTCTTAAGAACGTTCTTCCAGCAAAAGCAGCTCTTACATATGGTAGATTACTTGCATCTCTTGAAGATCTAGTGTTTCCTTTTGGTGGTTCAAGGAAATAAATTTTACTTTCAACAATATTAAATGATCCTCTATAAACTTGGGCAATAGATCCATCAGTATGTGTAGTTACTGCAGTTCCAACCGATCCTCTAGAAACTTGAACTAATGGATAAGTATCTATTCCAACTGGTGAACTTGAAGTTATAGGTCCTATAGGAGTTGATCCATATCCAACAATATTAACCTTCATAAACTCATTATCAATTTTCAACACATCTCTTGGTTGTAGTGTTGAAATACCTGTCAAAGAAATAAATGATGTTGCTATGCTGACAAGACCATTATTATTTTGTAAATAATGTCTAATCGGCGTGTATGTTATTGGTTGTTGAACAATCCCATCTAAAGAAATCACAGATTTCTCTAGTTTTTTGGTCATATCTAGTTTATGTGCATTACCAGATCCAGAATCAGTAAATGTAACATAAATTCCTGCTTGTGCATACTCTTTTCTAGTTGAAAGTTTAAACTCATTTGGACCTATAACAATAGGATACACATAAGTTGGAAGTTTATTAGTAATAACACCAACATTATTTGCAGTAGATCCAATACCAACACTGGATGGTTCAACGTCATTGAATGTCGATCCTGGAGTGTAAACAAGCTCTTCACCAGTTCTGAAGAAATGATTTGGAACATTGAATATTCCTGTTACTTTATTGAGTTGAGAACTATTTGCTGGGTTAAAAGTTTTCTGATAAACAGGTACGCCCTGATGTTTTAGATCAAAATCAACCTTATTCGCTCTATTTCCATTTATACCATCATATGCAGAAAGAAGAAGTTCTTGTCGAGAAGTTCCATAAACTAACGCAGGTGGTTGATTATCAAAATCATTCTGTGTATAGAAAACTTCATTATAGGTTTGAACTGTTACGTTTGCAGTATACTGTGAATCTGGATGAAAACTTATAGTTGATGTATTACCTATAGAAACTACACCAAATGTTCCAATACCAGAAGTACTACCAACTGAAACAAAAGGATATTGAGTTATTTTTGTATTATTTTTATCTCTAACTGCAAGAATCTGATGTAATGCACTTGTATTTCCACATGAAACTCTAATAAGACTTTTTACTGAAGAATCTACATTATTGTTTAGTTTACAAACACTAATATTTGTAGACCCAACTTCATGAAGACTCTCTAGTCTTATTGTTCTTTCAGATCCTGGGGACTGATCTGCAACATTAAATCTATAAGTTCCTATACCGCTCGAAGTTTGAACAAATCCAACTATATTTGCCCTAACTAAAATAGAAGATGATTGATTATTAATCATCTGCAGAGATATAGTATTATTTACACTATCAATTGATGCCGTAACTATACCAATACTATTATTGCTGGAAAAAATATTATTATCATCAAAATAATATTCTGCTAAATGAGTGTCTTGTCCATCATAATCTAATAAAACCTCCAGATAGTTAAGTTTTTTAGTAAAATTATTTTGTACTTGAATATTTGCGAATAAAGATTTAAAAGTTGAAATCGGATAAGATATAATTGTTGAAGATATACCAACAGTCGACGCTGGAATAGTAATATTAGAACCAGAAACTTTTACTGATCCAAAAGATATTGTTCCTATTCCAGATCTATCATCATCAAAATAAGTTCGTAAAACTTTTATGTCATGATCAGTATTATATGGATCTGTTGGAGTAAATCTTAAACTTTTTTTATCAGACGAATCAATCTGTGCTTCTATATTTCCTATAGTTCCAGTGCTAAGTGTATTAACTGAAGATTTTTCTAAAGTTATTACATCATTTTCAGTCATTAAAACAATAATCTCCGCTATTTCAGTTTTAAAAGAATCTGGATCTGTAACTTGAACTAACAGTCTTTCAAAATTATTGTTTAAATCAAAAATATCAACATATCCATCTTGGAATCCTTTACTAGAAAATCTAGAACTAACATCATCTATTAAAAGAACTCTGTTAGTTTTACATAATGTATAATCTGCTAAACTTCTATTATAAAACTTGAGATATTTTGATCTATCAAGATTACTCTGCTGACCATTAGGACGACTGTCATAATCACTTATTAAATCATAGTTGTTAATAGAATCAACTCTTTTTTCATCATAAATGTCCAAAATAATAAGATCATTACTGAAAGAAGTGTATGCCGCCCCAACATCGAAAGAAGAAAGAATTGAAGTATCTGCAAAATTCTTTAGTCCTGCTGGGTGGAGTAACCTATTAACAGGATCTACCATCTTATCATATGTAATAGAACTCTTTACTGTATATGATAGATTTTGATAATAGTCATTATCCGGTAAAACTTGATAGTCTTCACTTAGTTTTCCAGTACTACTATTCCATCCATATTCCTGACGACTCGAATAATCTATTTCAAAATAACCAGTGCTAGTTTTAATAGACTTTACTACACCTATTGCACCAGATAAAGTTCCTTTCATTCTTTCATTTACAGAAAGTTCATATGTACCTTGAACTTTTATAAAATCTTTTCTAACTTGAGAAACATAAAGATCTCTCTCAAAAAATCCAGATCCAGTATTAGTATAAAGTTTTTCACCTAAAGAAAAAATGGATCTTTCTTGAATAACATTAAAAACAGGATAATCTTTTTTATTAACAATAGAAGCATACCCAGATTGGAAAGTTTTTGCTATTCCTGGATTTGTAGTTAATCCAGCAATACTAAACTCTAATTTTGCAGGATTAGTATTTTCATATAGTGAAACAGTAAAGAACTGATATTCATAATCAGAAGAGTTGAATCCTGTTCCAGAAACTGTATTTTCAATACCTTCTACATAAATTTGATCTCCAATGCTAAAGATATTAGTGCTAAAACCAATAAAAGGAGTTTGTAAACTACAAGTAACAACTCCAGAACGACTAGAAATTATTGATCCAATCCCAACTCCATTTGAGTTATTGATTGCAATAACTTGATGTGTAACATTATCTAATCCATAAATTGGAGAAATGGTTTCTACGTTAGAAATAGATGCATTTTGAGATATTGCCTTTAAGGATGCAGTATCAACAACTCTTTTAGATACTGGATTATAAACAATCAAATCTGGTGGAGATATGTAATTTTTTCCTCCAAATATAACCTCAACATTTTGAATTGTATCTGATGATTCTAAAACTACCGTTGGTGAAATAAATGCTTCAGGTCTTAACGTTTTATCTGAAGAATATTCATATCCATAATCTAAAACTCTAATTTTTTCAATTCTTCCTATAGTTTTGGATGATGGTAAAATATTTGCATTTTGACCATTTTGACTATCCACATTTACAAACTTAGGAAGTTTTTTATATCCATTACCTGGAAATAATATTTTTATTTTTTCTATTGGACCACTTACACTTGCTGAAGATGTTGAATATTTCAGTACTTCACAATCTCTTTGCTCATAAACTAATTTTTCTGGAAGTTTTCCAATGGAAATATTGAATGTATTTGTTGAAATACCCGTTAAACCAAAAACTTTATGGGAACCAGTATATGCGCTATTTTTGAAAGTTATTTTTGAATAATTGACTACATCTTTGTCGGATGTGCTAATATATCCTCCCTTTTCTAAGGCATAATATAAGATTGATGGTAAAGATCTAGAATATGTCAATTTTAGATAAGAAGTTGTTCCAACCCCAACAACTCCAGGAGTTCCAACCCCAGAAACATTGAAATTAAAAGTATCAGACACACTTACAAACTCGTTGCGATAATCTGAATCTGTAAATAGTTTTAGTTTAAAGTTTCTAAGTGATGAATCACTAAGATTAAACACCAAATCGTTTCCTTTTGTAACAGAAATAGGAGGATTAACCTTGGACAATTGGTGCATACTGCCACCTATTCCAGTTATTTTAACTGTATTAGGTGTTTCTAGTTGGATATCATAGTAAGTTTCAGATAATGAAATAACATTAGAATCAATTTTAGATATAAAATAATATCCTGTAGATAAACCAGAAGCAATTACATCATTGCTGTTATAATAAACTTTTTCTCCATCACTAAATCCATGATTTGAAATGGTTATTCTTCCGGTATTTGCATTAATATTTGCTGATGTAAATCCAACGGGATTTACTAAAAGTTTTTCATTATCAAAATCATATTTTAATACGACTGGAGTTGTACCTCCAATGCCAACATCAAGACTTGGAGTAATCTGCAAATCTATATTATCCCCATTTTTTAATAAATGTGGAGCAGCAGTGATTACTTTGGTAGAAACATGATCAATTGTCCCTATAATCTGATTAAAATCAGACTCTATAGAGTATTCAAAGTTATTTGAACCATTACTGTAAAAATATAAACCAGAAGTTGTTGTAAGACCTACTTGTGTAGTTAATCCAATATAATCTTTAGACTTGTTTATAATATAAACAGTAGATTCTTGTGTGACTACATTTGGAATGTTAAAAGTTATTCCTGCAGGATTTTCTGGTGATGGTGGTTGATTTCCAACAATAAACGCTGATGCTGCTGGATGTTTAGATAATATAACTTTTTGTCCGGTTTTGAATGGGTGATTCTGTATATAAATTGATTGCGTTGGGATAGGAACAGACGTTGTAGTTTCGCCAACTGTATATGAAGTTTGAACTTGTAATCCCTGAGTTGTTCCAATACCAACTGATTGAACACCATTAAAATAAACTTTATCATCAACGGATGACTCAAAATAAGGAACTTTTACTTGAACATCAAATCTATTGTTTAAGATAGATATTGGCGTTGTCAAAGTGTGTGCTGCACCAACAGTATGCCTTTTTACTCTTAAAATAGACCCTTCTGGGAAAATGTTTAAAACCGTTAAAACTTCGTTATCTATTTTAATAGAACTACCTACAGAAATATTATTTGGTATTCTAGAAACATAAATGTCTTCAACGCTTTCTGCAGCAGTGGAAGACATTGCCTTGAACAAAGATATATTTGCAGTAGGAATACCAACCCTAAAAATACCATCAAGTCCTGTAATAGAACTACTTAATCCAGATACAATAACAGTATCACCTTCATTAAGTAAATTAAATGGTTTTTGATGAATAGTTACAGAATCATTATTGTTCCAAACAAAAACGGAGTTTTCATATTTTATAATTGAACTTTCAACCTTAGTAATGTTTTTACCTCTAACATGAGAAACAACAGCACTCAATCCACTGCCATTTGTTTCAATATCATCAAAGGTTAAATTTTCTCCAACTTTATAAAAATCACCACCATCAATAACTTCTAAAGAATCAACCTTTCCTCTTTTAACAGATTCAATAACAGAATATTGTGCTAAAGACTCATTAGATTCTATAATAAAATCATTGTTAGCAAACTTATCTTGAGTTTTATATGGGAAAGTATTTCTGGCAAGACTTGATTTATTAAAATCAAAGTTTTTTTGATTGAGTGTTTTATTTTCTAGTATAACTTTTGATCTAAAAGTGTTTCCAATAAAATATGGATATGATGGAATTAGTTGATTCGTTACAAAACTAGTTTGAACTCCAACAAAATATGCATAAGTTCCATTTGGAAAATCTGGGGTTTTGCAATATCTACCGTTTGAATAATCTAAATCACCAGAATCACTATACTTGTAGTCTTCTATGAAGAATCCACCAGAGAAAGATGATGGTCTATCTTCTATATTTGAAGTTACTAAATCATATCCTGGTTTTAATATCTTGATAGGTGAAGTAAGATCGTCTGGCTTCGAATATCCATAAGGTCCATATATGGGATTTCCATCATATGCCCATCCAATAATTGGAGAGTGTGAAGACCCATTATCTGAGAAATAATTTGTCGCTAGATTTTGATTATATCCAATAATATTATATGTTAAACCATCTTCTTGATCAAAGAGATAATCGCTTTCAAATTTAGACTGTTCATTTACAGTTAAACCACGAACCCTAACGTCAAAAATTGCACCCGTTCCCCTTGGTTTAACATAGATTGACGTATTTGAAGCACTATATCCTATTCCTGGATTAATAACAATGATATTGGTTAATCTTTCATTGCTAATAACTGGGCGTAAAATAGCACCAGATCCACTTCCAACGATTTCTAAATCTGGAGTTGAACTATACTCAGTTCCACCACTTAAAACTTGAGCGGCAACGATTCCACCATTAACTATAATGGGTCTTACTTGAGCATTTTTTCCATTTTTTAATGATATTACTGGTTTTTTTTCAAGATTTATTATATTTGATCCATATCCAGTTCCAGATTCATATAGGTATGCATCTATAATTTTTCCAGTTACAACTGGAGTAATGTTAAATGATCCAGTAACTGTACTCCCATAAGAAACATTTATAGAAACATTAATATCTGGGTATTTGAAGATATGATATCCGGATCCAGTTGAGTTGAAACTAACATTTTTTGATCTAATATAATCCTGCTGATTCGGAGAGTTTACGTTTGCACCCGCATTTGCCAGTTTAAAAGAATTATCATTTATTTTTAAAATATAATATTGATTTGCTGTTGATAAACCAGATATAGTAGATCCTGTTGTCTTATATTCTATAAGATCTCCATTTTTAAATCCATGGTTCTTAAAACTAATGGCATCATAATGAGTTGAAATACCAGATGGTTTTACCATCAGTTTTCTGTTTTCATATCTTTGTCCAGGATTTAAAACTTTGATTGATCTTATAGTATTTTTGGATAATGTTCTAAACTTATGAATACCTCCTGAGACTCCACCAGCACTAGCAATACCTACAGTGTTAATACCGGCATTATAATCAGTTTCGTTTTTATAAACTCTGATGGTTCTTGGATTTATGATTTTAGCGTAATATATTGTTCCACTTACAAGAGTCTGAGTTTGAATATTAGACCCTGCATAAGATGAAATACCGATTGGAGTATTTCCATTTTGATTGTAAATTATAGGTTCACCATCTCTTAGATTATGTTGAGAAATAAAAGTTATTGTTTCATCTGTAGAATCCAATCCACCACCAAAGAATAAATCTCTACTATCAAACTCTATTTCTCTAAATCTTTCACCCATGACTGGTTGTAAAATACACCCAGACCCATTCCCACCAGATAATGAAAGAGATATAACTCTCTCAACATCAAAATCTTGAGGATCAATATAAACTGCAGTAACTATACCACTAATAACAGGTTGGACCAGAGCAGTTGTTGCCGCTCCTGTTAGAGATGATGGTGTTATTTCAATTTTTGGTGGGTTAATAACATCGTAATTTTTACCAGAACTTATAACATCAAATTTTTCTAAAGGACCATAATAGACTTTATCAGATGAATTCGGACTGACAATTTCAACACCATTAACAAGTAATCCTACTGGTCCTATTTCCCTAAGATCTTCATTATTTTTTTGTGGTGTTTCAATCAAACTTTTATTGATTGGAAACTTTCTTAATATACTTTTAGGTGAAATTTGTTTTTCTCTATGAGATTCTAATATAAAATTATGAGATCCAGAAGAAGGTGTGAGGTCAAATTCAACGTAAGAAATATCACGCAACTGAAGTTGCCCCTTTGACTCATATAGTCTTATTGTATTTGATAATGTAAATGATACAAAATATTTGGCACCTGCTATTAAACCAGATATTGGCGTAGAACTTGGTTCGTAAATTACACGATCTCCATCAACAAAAGGAACTGTTGATGGAAAAGAAATAGTTGAATATCTACCAGTTTCAAGATTAAACCCCCCCAAATATACATCAGATCCATTTGGAATGGATGCTTTACTGATTGAAGTTCTGATTTGATAGTTTGGTATAGAGTTAGATGTCACATATCCAAATCTATCTGATTCGGAATATACATTCAAAACGTTAGATAAAATCTTATTATTACCATATTTTAATGGAGTATTTAATGAAGTTCCTTTAGAAAGTTTTCTTCTAATATCATACTCCAAACTGGAGTTGGGTGTAAAAGATCCAGAAATATTTAAAATAACTTCATTAGTTGTTCTATTGACGTTAGAAACAATAGCTTCATTTAAAACAGTGTTTACACTACCCCTTAGTAATATTTCAACAGTATCACCTATGGCAAGACTTGACTTATCAATCTCACTAGAAAGTTTAAAAGTAGAACCAAATATTGTAGATACAAAGTATCTAGAACTTGTATTATAAATCCAAGAGTTGCCAAATATTTGTTTATATGTTTTATCTCTGCTTGGATTTTTAATTGGATCTCCAACATTTTTTATAGAAATTTTTTCATTTTCATCTACCAGATAGATATCGGAAGTTGGTTTAAAATCAGAAATAACTCCAGTGATTCTTAGATGAATCTTATCAGAATCATTTTTACCACCATATCCGTAAATAACTTCATTTGATCTTATAGCATCAGTTTGATTAATCTGATGAAGAACATTAAAACAGTCTAAAAATTGATTTACAGTTTTTGATCCATAAACTATTTGTACATTATTTCCAGAGACAAGAGTTCCAGTTTGGCCAAATCCTACGGTCGAATCTACGGAAATAATGGAAGATCCAATAGAAACCGTTTCTAAAACTTTGGTTTTTCCTGGAACAGTAAAAATACCGTTTATTAAATCACGCTCATCGTAACCAATGAATAAAGAAATTTTATAATATATTTTACCATCTCTGGATATTGTTTCAACTTCAGATACCGAAGCATTGGTATTTACATCTGTTGATTTATAAATTGTTTTACCAACTAATGTACTTGGATCTCCGCCAGATATTTTTTCTGCAACTATAACTTCTCTTCTAAGAAATTCTGATCCAGACGATTTTAATAATCTTTGCTCAAGATCAAAAACTTGAGCATTTTCTCCATATAAAACATTAAATAAGATTCTAAATGATTCTGCAGTTCCTTTTGATTGATAGAAACTTCTTGCATTTTTAATAAAGTTTCCTACATTCAATCCAGAATAAAAATCATTATTTTCCAGACCAGGAGTTAGATAAAACTTTAACTTTTTATAAAATTCTTTTAAAAACAGTGAGCTCAGATTTTGAACTATACTTGATGAAGTATGTGCTGTACTTTTTGAAGTTGAAAAAATCAAAGATTTTTGATTTGTTACTGTTGCAACTCCACTATAACCAGTAACGCCACTAAATCCTCTAATACATCCAGTAAAGGTGTTCCCAGAAATTCCAGTATATGTAATAATCTCATCATTAATCTTTAAAAGACCATATTCTTGAGGAAATCCTTTTGTTGAGGAAACTGTAATACTTGTATCAGTTGAAGAAATATAACTCGTGAGAGTTGTACTTCCAACCATTACTTCGGAGGTTAGATTATCTAACTTTAAATATTGATCTAAATTTTCGGCAATATCTATCGAACCGCCTTGATATTCTTGAGAAATGTAATATTGCTTTAAAAACTCGACTGATTTTGGAAATTCAGATCTTATAAACTCAGGAAGATTATTTTCAATAATTTGATTAATCTGAACTCTTTTTTCAAAAACTGCCATTTTATTTCCTCTCTAACTGTCCGTTAGAATAACTTGAAGTATAATAATCTCTGGTAAATACAACCCCAGAAACATCTTCCCCTGAAGCGATAACATCTCTTATCATATTTATTCTGCTCTTGGAAACATCAAAACTAATATACAAGTCTTTAAGACCAACAACATCATTTGACTCTGGGTATGCTTGAATCTCTATAATATTGTTAGGTGCTAAAGTTGAAGTGATGTTGATTGTATTTAAAATAATTTCACCTGTTGCATAGTTAACTGTCCCAATAGATCTGAGAACAACGCGGACAGCACTAGTTGGTGTTTTTGTAATCGCAGTCAATATTCCCATATTACTTCCATCAAGTTTTCCAGTTAATGGATCAGTATTTGGAACATCAGTTATATAAACAACATCATTACTGCCAAAAATTGTAAATCCAGTACTTTTAATATTATATCCTTCACTTTTAAAATGAAAACGATTACCAAAACATAGTTCATATTGTGCATATTGATTAATCGATGCTGGAAGATCTCTTCGGATGACAATTTTTGTTATATTTGAAGTGATTGAATCAGAAACTCTATCAATTAACTGAACGATTTTACTATATTTAAATCTACCACCAAACTTATTAATATCAACAGATCTTGAATATTCATAAAGAGAACTTACAACAGAGGTTTTCAAGTCATCAATATTTGAAACTTGTGCGCTGTTATAATAAACAGTTGAATCAAGTTCAACATACAGAACCTGAAGATCTGATATTTCTTGATTTATCCCTACAATAGAATATTCTCTTAGTTTATTTTTAATCACACCCTTATCAAAATCAGAAACATAAGATCCGTTTTTTGGTTTGATACTAATAAAAACTTTTCCAAATTGTGGAGGATCTAGTTCTTCTCCACCGACAACAGAAACTGATTCTGTATTTGGATAGATCTCATGTATAACTGCTTCGTAATCCCTGGGTGTAACCGCCCTGTACTGCGCTGAATAAAGGCGAGGGGCAAAATACTTAATAGATGAAATATCTTCAATCTCGCCGCCATTTCTTGCCGAATTAACGGTCACTACCGAAACGTTTGTTAATGGTATAACTCGTACATTTGAACCATCAACAAATGTACCTTGGAAATCAAATGCCGATGGTCCATTTCCACTTTCACCATCGGTTATAATATATTTTGCAGTAATAACTGTTCCAGATGGTAGTTTTTTACCAAAAATTCCATCACCAAAAAGAATTTCATATTTTTCGTCCTGAACCTCTTGAATCAAATATATTTCCGAATCTTTTTTAAGATTTAAAATATTATCAACTTTAAAATACTCACGTCCCAATCCAGTATCATTTATACCTTTAACATAAACAACCAATGTTGAAGTATCAATATTTGGATTTTCTAAGATAAATCTTTGAGTCACGGATCCATCAACAGTCCATTCTTTGGTTAAAAGAGAACCTTGATAAACACGAAGTGGATCCGTGGTTGAACCAAATGTGGCAGTACCACTTATGATTGGTCTTGTAATATTTTCTGATACTGAGAATACATATGAACTATTACTCACTGTCCCGACACAAACCAAACCTGCCTCAAGAGTCAATAATGGGTTTGTGCTTGTAGTTTGTACATTGAAACGAATATCTGCCTGGGCCGCCTTTCTAGAGCGTGGTACGTAACCAATATTTCTTGCAAGAGAAACAACATTTTCTCTAAGTGCTGCAGAATCCAAAAACGATTCATTGACAATCAGATTTGAGTTAAATGCTGTAATATAAGTATTGTATGCAAGCGTATCGATTAAAATCGAAAAGTTAGATCCCTCAAAATCAAAGTCCGTAAAATTTGAGTTTGCACGGAGATAATCTTTGATTGAAGTTTTTATCTGATCGTAGTCAAGATTGGTAAACTGTGTAAAAGGCATTTTATCTCGTTGCCTGTAGTAAGAAAGTAAACTGTTGCGTTGGAATCTCTAGTCCAACAATATCAAAAAAGACACTTATTTCAAAGGTATTGACATCGGGTTGTGGATCAACCTGAACAACAACATTTGAAACTCTTGGTTCAAAATTACTAATGGTTGTTTTGATTTGATCTTGTATGATGTCTGCCGAGGCATAATCAACAAAATCAAACAGTTTTCTACGAATATCAGATCCGATAAGAGAGTTAAAAAACCTTTCTGTTGGAATGGTTTCAACTAGATTTCTTACGGATCTGACAATAGAACGCTCATTAATCAATACTGGCAAATCTTTTGTCACAGGATGAGGATCAAAAGATAAGCTGATATCCTTAAAATATTGTGATTTTTTTTGAATTGCCATCGAAAAATGGATTTTTCTTGCACTATTTATAGTGTGTCACCAAGATTTTCCATAGTTTGGTTCTGTTCCATAATCCCAATCGTTATAGTCTTCATCATTACGAATCTTTTCATGAAGTTCAACTTGTTTTGAAAAATCATGCTTTGGTGCAGTATCGTGCATAACCTCTTGAATCACTCTTTTTTGAGGTAATGACTCATAATCACTCACTAACTTTGTGGTTCCCCACATTTGATACATGTAGTTTGAATCTCGGTCAACTGGTAAATTTGACATTTTAGCTCCTGTTTTAACTTAATAAAACAGAACTTTTATAAAGGAGGTTGCTATCTCCCTATTTCTATTTAACGGTCTACTTCACGTATCGAATATGAGTCCGAATTGAGGTATTTTAAGATTTCCAAGGCAATC